GTTCGCGCCTACGAAAGTCGCATGCGCGAATTAGATGCAGCAGTTGTCAGCAAACGAAGTGCATATGATAGGGCGAATCCTGACAGTCGTGACTCCTATCGCATGGCACAGCGTGACCTAATTTTAGCAATGGCACATCGCGACAGATTTGCTGAGCGTCGCACTGAGATTGATGCGGTGCTTGCTGCGCCTGCTCCAGAACCACTCAACCCTGAAATGGCACGTAAAGCAGAAGAACGAGTCAAGGCTGCCATTAAGGAGCGTCAGCGAGTTTTAGGCGAACACCTTGACAGGGCATATGGGCCAGGGAATGCTCCATGGAAAGAAATGACTTTACAAAAGCGCCAAAATTTACTTGCTAAAGCAAACGACCGTAGCGCCACCCCTGATGAACGAAGGGAAGCAAAGCAAGCCCTTGAACTGTGGGCTCAAGCAATGTATAGTCATGGCGCTATTCAAGGCTCTAATGGTAAAACATACCGCATTACTGCAACCGCAAACCTTTCAGGGAATGAGATTGGTATTTCTGCTGAGATTTCAGTACTTAATGCGGATGGAAGTTACTCAAACGTAGGTGGAAGTTCGCGAAGGATTTCCTTAGACCGAAATACTGTCTACAATGCCAGCATGAGTATTAGTGCTGAAGGTCATAAGAACAATGGTATTCAAACAATTTATAACCAGCATGCATTCATGTACGCAAAGGCTGCTGGTTTTGAAAGCGTTGGAGTATCTGCAGTGAGCGACGGACCTTACGTGTGGGGAAGAATTGGTTTTGAGACCAGAGACCCGATTCCCTCACGCGATGTGGGACGAATGGGTGCGCAACTAAACGCATTTCGTAGAGGCGAAGCCTCAATCATTAAAAATGAGGAAGATGCTAATATCATTGAATATTTAATTGAAAAACATACTGATAATCCTACGTCTGTTAGACATATGGATTTTATTTATGCTCTGTCAAACCCATCCCGAGTTCAAGCAGAAAAACGTGCCAGAGATACAGAACTCCGAAACTGGTTTGTTGCAAACATGCAAATGCAAGGCGGAACTTTCTACCTTGACAAGAACTTAATTAAGGCGGACCCCCGTGACCCAGATTGATAAAAAATCAAAAGTTGGTTTAACAGCACAAAACATTGCGCATGTCAAAACCGAATTCATGAAACTCCCTGATGAAACACGTCGCAAAGTCTTACTTATAGCCAACGCCCTTGATGAACAGTCAGACGATGAAGAACTCATTCATTCAACCGTGTGGTATTTCAGTCAAAAAAAGAACCAGAAGGAACTGGACAAGGTTTTCGCAAACTTTGCTAACGATGGTTTCTTTAGAGGTGACTTGGAAGAGAAGGATGGCAAAGGTTCATCTATTCCGAATAAGGTCAAAATTCTCTACCCTGAGGCTTGATAATGGAGTCGGCAACACGTAAGCAGGCAATGCGCGTGGCAAGAATGCTTGGGTGCTACGGTGCTCATCAGGATGCGGAAGGTCGCTGGATGCCCTGTGTCAGCCATGAGGTGATGACTGACGCTATCCGTGGTCAACAAAAAGTGCGTAACGAAAAGACTTTGACTCCATCGTTTCAAGCCAAGATTGCTATTACTGACTCTAAAAGCACGGAAACATTTACGTCTCGTGCTGAAGCGTTGCTTGAGGCTAAAAAGCGTAGGTGTGGTGGGGTTAGGACGATAATGCGCAATGGCGTTGCCGTTTACAGCATTTGCAATAATGGGCAACCTATCCCGAAAAAGAATGATTTTGAAAAACTGACTGAGCGTGGGGTGCTCTCTATAGACACTCTTTCTGGTGGCGGTCTCGTTTCAGGCAAGACGCTTGAAGTGGAACAGATGGACGCTAAGGGTTTTGTTAATTATGTTTCTCGTTCAACAGACCCTGACGTTTATACGAACCCAGATTCAGCCCGTGTACGCGCTCGTCAGTTGGGTTGTATCGGTATTCGTAGTTACCGTGCAAGTGACGGCAAAATCGTTTACTTACCGTGCACCACTTCTCCTGATTACAACAAAGTACGTGGACTCAGAAATGATGGGCGTCCTAAGAAAAAGGACGAGGTTGAAGAAGTCATCACTGACGAGAAGTCTGGGGCAAAAACTCCTGCGCCTAAGAAGGACAGGATTATTGGCTCAAGTCGGAATAGTGTTGGTTCGGCTAGTTCTGTAAGTTCGGGGAGTGAAATCTCGCTAACTATTGGCGTTGAGAATGCTTTAGTGACCAAAGTTCGCGAACATAACTCTGCTGTAAAAGACAAGAAAAAGGAAGATTGGTCAAAAACTAATCTTCGTGCGCTTAAATCTGTTTACCGTCGTGGTGCTGGTGCTTTTAGTGTCAGCCACCGACCCGGCATGAATAGAAACCAATGGGCAATGGGTCGTGTCAATGCTTTCCTTAAATTGTTGATGACTGGTAGCGCAAAAGCGTCATATACAACAGATAATGACCTACTCCCAGAAGGACATCCTTGGAAGGACAAAGGTAAGAAATTAAAGTCGTTTACAATGAATGGTATAAATTATAAGGAACTAGAGGTTTCTTTGCGTGGCTCATCAGAGCGGCGTGGGGTACCAAGAAATGTCACCCGACATTATGTCTTAGAAGATGCTCAAGAGATTTAATAATATTCTCACAAAATCCCTGAAAGTTACAGCGTACGTTGTATATCTAGGTGTATCTTACATAAAGACACGTTGGTTGGGTGCTTACCTAAACCGCAAGTTATATAAGCAAAAACAAACCCCTCAACACACTCATAGGAGTAAAAATGTCTTTTGACGCACACCGATTGTCTGAACTTCAAGGTGCACTTCGCACCAAGATGGCAAACAACAAAGAAATCGCCGACTCATTCAAAATTGAAGAAGGCACCGTAATCGTTTCATCCGAGCAGAAGTCAGCATTTGACAGCAATATGCGAGATATCCGCGAAATCAAGAGCCTCATTGAGGGTCTTGAAAGTATGCGCGATGTTGAAGCATGGGGCTCACAGCCACAGGGTGGTTCAGTAGCAGAGGCTGCTGCCGCTCAAGGTCAGTGGAGTCAAGCACCTGCTTCGGCAAAGAGCCTCGGACAGGCGTTCTTGGATTCAACAGAATTCAAGGCTCTTGGCGGCGGCAAGAATGGCGCAAACATGCCTGCTCCTTTCCAAGTTAACCGTGCAGATGTCACGGGTCTCTGGAGCACCAAGGACATGTACAGCGCATTGCCAACGGGAACCCCTGGTTCGTTTGGTTCAATCCAGCGCGATGCCATCGTCATTCCTCCAATGCGTACCAAGCGTGTTCGCGACTTGTTCCCAAGCCGTACCACGACTGCTTCGGTCATTGAATACTTCCGTATGACTGGTTTCACCAACAACGCAGGCGCAGTTGCCGAGCGTAGTGGTAACGCCTTTGCTGCCAAGCCGCAGTCGTCTTTCCAATTCGTTGGTGAGCAGGCTCCTGTTCGTACTTTGGCTCACTGGGAAGCAGCACACCGTAACGTTCTCGCCGATGAGCCGCAATTGCGCAGCATCATTGACAACGAACTTCTTTACGGCTTGCGCCTTCAGGAAGATGCCCAAATCCTTAACGGTGACGGAGTTGGCGAAAACCTCCTCGGAATCCTCAACACCACTGGCGTTCAGGATTACTCTTGGTCGTCTGGAGCAGCAGGTGACACCAAGGCTGACGCGATTCGTCGTGCCGCAACCTTGTCGTTCCTCGCTTACTACGAGCCAACTGGCGTTGTTCTTCACCCGAATGATTGGGAAGACATTGAATTGTCAAAGGACGACAATGGTCAGTACCTCGTAGCCGTTTCGGTTGCCCTCGGCGGAGAGCCACGCTTGTGGCGCATCCCAGTCGTGGACACCCCAGCAATGACCGAAGGCAAGGGTCTCATCGGCGCATTCGGTACGGGAGCACAGTTGTACGACCGTGAGCAGGCAAGCATCCGCATCAGCGAACAGCACGCAGACTTCTTCGTCCGCAACGCAATCGTTGTGCTCGCAGAACAGCGTCTGGCTCTCGCAGTCAAGCGCCCTGAAGCATTCGTTGAAGTCACCTTCAACAGCGCTCCTGCCTGATAAGCAACATCCGCCTACCTTAGGCAACAAGAACCCCCTGTCGGAAACGGCGGGGGGTTTTTGCTTTATCTGAACACTATGTATGGGATAATGTATATATGGCTGAACGATTTTGGTATGGAGCAACCCTTCTCAAGGTGATTGATGGCGACACCGTTGAACTGATGGTAGACCTCGGGTTTGATGTGCACCACAAGATTCGTGTCCGCCTCTACGGTGTAAATACACCTGAATCGCGAACCAAAGACCTCAAAGAAAAAGAGTTGGGTCTCAAAGCAAAAAGTTTCACTCAGGACTGGCTTACTAACCACAAGTGGGTTTTTGTGAATACCATTCCAGACAAAAATGATAAATACGGGCGAGTCTTAGCCCGCATCTTTTCCTCAGACAAAATTGATGACCCGACGACCGCATGTCTAAACACTGATATTATTCAGTCAGGGCTCGCCAGAGAGTATTTTGGTGTTGGCGACAAAACTTGGGAAGAGTTCAAAAAGTAATGGACATTGCTAAAATTACTGGAATCCGTATAAAAGAAGCAACAGAACCCCTAAAAGACCCGAAAGGTGGGTTAACCGCTAGGGGGCGAGCGTTCTACAACAGAACACAGGGCTCAAATCTAAGACCAGGTGTTACTGGACCTGCCGATACGCCCATGAAAATGCGTCGCAAAGGTTCATTTCTAACTCGTTTTTTCACCAACCCGAGCGGTCCGATGAAATTACCTAATGGAAAACCAACACGATTAGCGTTATCTGCTGCTGCGTGGGGCGAGCCAGTGCCAGAAACGATGGAAGACGCAGCGAAACTTGCTGCTAAAGGGCGT